GCGGGCGCCCACTCGGCGCCATCCCAGGTGAGCACGTCGCCGACAGTCGGCGCGGCGTCGGAGACAGGTCGCCCGCGCAGGTAGCCCGCGTCGGAGAGATACGCCGGGAGCGAGCCCTGCACGTAAGGCCCCGGCGCGGGGTCCGCTGCGCGCCCGCACGCGAGCGCGTAGCCGTTCCCGAGCGCGAGCCACCGCCCGCCCTCGAAGACCAGCGCGAGGAGCGCGGAGGAGGAGGAGGGGACCGCGGGCGTGCGCAGCGCGAGCCACGACACGAGGTCCGTGGAGGTCCAGAGCCACGGCGCTACGCTCGAGGTCGCGAGCCACGCGCCGTCCTGATAGCGGAGCTCGGTGAGGTGCGTGGGGAGGAGGTCTCCCGTGGGAGTCTCCGCGGTCCAGGTCTGGCCCGAGTTCCGCGAGCGGTAGAGGTTCTGCGAGGAGGAGCCCCCGAGGCGGTACGCAACCACCTCCCCGGCCTCGCCCGCCGCGAGGCGCCACGCGGCGGAGATGGAGAGGGTGCTCTTGTACGCGAAGCTCGCGCCGTCCGTGGAGCTGTAGACCTGTCCGCTTTGGGTGATGAACACCCACTTCGAACCATCGAAGACTGCGGAGCGCCCGTCGGCGCTGCGCGCGGTGCCGCTCACCGAGTAGGCGGTCCAGTTCTCCCCGCTGTCGTCGCTGTAGAAGCCCTCGGACGCCGTGAGGAGGAAGGTCCTCCCGCCGTGCGACGCGAGGGCCTTGGGCTCGCTCGGTGAGCTCGGGAACGAAGCGCCCGACCACGAGCCCGACCCGGACCCGATTGCGCCCGTGCCCGTGCCATCGTCCACCACGGTGGTGTGGAGCTCGTAACCTCCGCCCGTGGTGCCCGCGAGCATCCACCGCACGCCGTCCGTGTGGAGCACGAAGGGCGCGGACATCCCCGAGGGGACGTTGGTGCGGCGCGTCCAGGTCTCGCCCGTCTGCGACACGCGGAGCGCCGTCGTGGGGCCGCTCTCCTCCCCAACCACCGCGAAGCGATAGCAGGCCGCGGTGCCGTCCTGGGTGACGGAGTCCACGTCGAAGGCGAGCGCGGTGGGCGCGTCGAAGGTGGCGGGCGATGTCCCCCACGCGTGGCGCGTCCACTGGCCCAGGTTCGGGCCGCGCAGGAACTCCGTCCACTGGCCCGCGAGGCTCAACAGGAAGTTGAAGTAAGGGGCCGGGGGCTTCTGGCCCGCGGACCACCCCGCCGCCGCGAGCCCAGACGGGGGCTCCACGATGTCACCCGAGGCGGCGGCGGAGGCCCAAACAAGCGGGCGTGAGGGTCGTTGAGCCATGTTAGGCGAGCACTCCCGCGAGGCGCCCACCCGAGGTGCCGCCCGCGTCGCTGAATCCGTGGTCCGCGTCCGTCTCGACGCGCTCTCCGCTGGCCATCTCGAACGCGGTGCCTGAGAGCACGTCCAGCGTGTGGAGCTTCACGCCGGCGGCGCGCGCCCGCTTCAAGAGCGCGTGAAGGGTCGCGGTCCCGAGCGAGGGCGCGGCCTCGGGGGAGACCAGCACCGCGGCCGGGAAGTACTCCTCGAGCTCGAAGCCCGTCGCGCCCATGAGCGCGCTCACCACCGCGAGGAGCTCATCACCCGTGCCCGCGGAGCGGTTGCACTTCACCACCTGGAGGAGGACGGTGCGGTAGTCCTCATCGGCGAGCGAGCCGCGCGGCCACACGAGGAGCTCCCCGAGCTGGTCCAGCGCGTTGCCCGTCGCGTCCGCGAGCGTCGCCCCGAGCACGTCCCACAGCGCGTCCTCCACGGCCTGCACCTGGTCCAGGGCGGGCGAGAGGAGCGCCACCACGTCCTCCATGGCGCGGAGCGCGTGGGGGAGGAGAGCCACGCCTTCGAGGACGTGGTGTGTGTCGTGGGTGTGCTCGGTGATGGCGTCCGCCTCGCTCATACGAGCACCGTGGCCACGGTGATGCGCGACGTGTCGAAGGTGGCGCGCTGGCGGAGGAGGACCGCGAGGTTGACCGCGTAGACCGCGCCCGACGCGAGGCCCACGAAGGCCACCACGTCCTCCACGCCCGCGACGCCCATCACCGTCTCAATGACCCGCGCAATGCGCACGGGGTCACCCGCGAGGAGGGTGTCCCCCCAGGCCACAACCGCGGCCTTCACCGCGGCATCGCCCGCGTAGGTGTCGCGGCGCGCGCCCACCGCCAGGGTGACGTACACCGAGAGTTCGGTGGGGCGCGTGAAGGCCACGACGCGCGCCACGCCCTCGGTGTCCAGCGTGGTGCCCGAGGTGCTCCCGTACGCGCGGATGCCCGCGGGCTTCGCCTTCCACAGCGCGGCGCGAATCGCAGCGTCGGTGCCACCGAGGACCAGGGCCTCGAAGGAGTGCGGGGGAATCCCATCGACGGTGGTGTCCGTGGGGTTCTCGAAGACCACCGCTTGCCGCACCGAGGCGACCGCGGAGAGCGCGGCGGTGATGGCGCCCACGGTGCCCGCGCCAGGGCCTTGAATCTCGCGCTCGCGGCGCAGACGAAGCGCGGCGTCCGTCTCGACGGCGCGCCCCGGTGTGGCGTCCGCGAGGTTCGTGACGGCGCTCCACCCGGAGACCGGCGTGGCAATGACGGTGAGCGTGCCCGCGTACGCGAGGCGCACGCCCGCGGTCTCCGCCTCCGCGGCCACGGTGATTTGCGCCGATGAGCCCGTGCCGTTGACCGCGTCCGCGAGCGTCACCCACCTGTTGGTGGTGTCGCCCGCGACGTGCGCGACGGAGCCCGCGGGGATGGTGCGCCCGGCGGCGACGGTGAGGCGAAGGGAGACAGTGCCCTTGGTGGCGGGCGCGCGCGTGGTGCCGGTGATGGCGCAGAGATCGTCCAGCGCCGCGAAGCTGGCGTTGCGCGGGGAGCGCGCGCCGTACACGAGCTCCGCCAACTCCCAGAGCTCGCGGAGCTTGGTGGCCGTCACAGCGTTGAGGTTGCCGACGACGCTTTCCGCGGAGGTGTCGAGGGTCGGGTCGATGGTCGCGCGCTGCGTCGCGGCCATCTCGTCCGCGATCTCCACCGCGGTCTTCGGGGTGAAGCCCGTGCTCGAGAGGCCCGCGGTCAAGGCGTCACCCGGAAGGCGTCGAGGGACACCGGCTCCCCGTCGATGGTGCGCGCGTCGAAGGCCACCGAGGCGTGGCGCGTGGCGCGGTCATGGTCGAAGGAGAAGGAGGCGAGCGAGCCCACGCCCGGACACGTCGTGATCGCGCGGCGGAGGAGGGCCTCCGCGAGCGCGGCGCGGCCCTTGGCGAGGATGACCGACAGGGCCGGGATGCCCACGTCGCGGTCCAACACGTATTCGCCCTGCCAGAGCGAGAGGCGGAGGCGGAGGCGCTGGCCCACGGCCTCCGCGCCCGGCTCGGTGAGGCGCGCGCGCCCGCCCTCGAGGAGCACGCGGCCGGTGAGCGGGTCGAGGGCGAGGTCTCGCACGGGCGGAGCGTGCGCGGGCGCGCGTGCGAGATTCAACGGCGCGCGCCCTCGCAACCCTGTCACGGAGCGCGTGACGTGCGTGCGAGCTCCGCCGTATCCTCCGCCCCGATGGCCCTCCTCCGTCTCGTCCTCCTCGTGGTGCTCCTCGCCGCGTGCGGCACCTCCGAGCCCGCGCCGCCGCCGGACGTAGCCGTCACCGATGCGCCCGCGCGCGACGCCGCGCCGGATGGCCTCGAGGAGGACGCCGCGCCAGACGTTGCCGTCACCGATGCCGCCGAGGACTCGCGCGCCATCGACGCGCCCGCAGTTCGTGACGCCGCGGAGGACGTGGTGCGCGACGTGACGCCGGACGCCCAACGCACCGATGTTGCCGCAGTTGGTGACGCCCCCGACGCGCCGCCTGATCCCCTCGAGCGCGAGCGGCCGGCGGAGCTGCGCGCGTCGGTCCTCTACGCCGCGACGTGCGCGCGCGACGGGTGCGAGGTGCTCACACGCTCAGAGGCGTCCGCGGCCTCCTGCGAGGTGTCCCCCTCGGGCGTGGTGCGGTGGAGTCTGCGCGCGTGCACACCACCAGGGCCTCCGTGCGATGAGCTCACCGGCGCCATGGACGCGGTGACGGTGGCGAGCGGTTCGGGGGCTGTCACCGCGACGCGCCCGCGCGTGACGCTCGGGTCCGCCTACAGCGCGAGCGGCGCGCGCCGCAACGTGCGGGTGCAGTTCGCCGCGGCGCCCACGTCGATGTCCACCGGGGCGGATGGGATCGCAGGGCGCACGCTGGACCCGATGCTCGGGGAGGTTCTCCTCCTCGGGTGCCCTGTCAGGTAGCGCGCGTCTTCGTGGCCGCGACGGTGGCCGGTGTCCACCCGAGCATGGAGGCCTTGAGCGCCGCGCCGCCGTCGTTGGGCACGATCACGGCGGCGGAGATGGCGGACCGCAAGGCCGTGAGCTCTGCGTCCACGCGCGTAGCGAGCGCCACGAGGTCACCGGCCGCGCCCGCCAGATGCACGGTGCCGTTCGCGTCCACCTGGAGGACGATCGCGGAGCCTTGGACCAGGCGCACGGACCCGTCCGTGCGTAGCTCGAGGCGCGTGCCCGTGTCGTGGCCGATGGTGAGGCCCACGGCCTCCGCGCCGTTCGGTCCCGGCGCGCGCGTGAGGGCCTTCGAGCGCACGCAAAGACCGGGCACAGCGACGCAGTTCGCGAGGTGGTGGCGCCTCAAGTCGTCCGGGTCTTGAGGCGCGCCGTCCCCCGAGCGCCACGCGCCCGCGGAGCCTTCGAGGGGGATGAGGAGGACGGTGTCCCCGGGGTCGAGGCGATGCGCGATGAACCACCCGGCGGAGCGAGGGAACACCACGGGCACCGAGGGCACCACCGGGCACTCCTCCCACACCACGGTCCCATCGCCCTGGGGGACGGGATAGTTGAGGAGGGGGAGGACGTTCGCCGTCTGCGTCGCTGCGTCGTAGCTCTCGACGCGCCCCGGCATCGGGCCGCGGTGTTGGAGCTCGTACCTCTCCACGTGCGCGGCGAAGAGGTCTTGGAGGTCGGGGTCGATGGGGCGAGGACCAAAGCTCATTGCGGGCGCTCCTTAAGGGTGAGGTTCGCGTACCAGTCTTCGCCGCGCGAGGAGCCCGTGAACTCCACCTCCTCCACGCGGTAGAGGCCCGTCACGACGGCGCTTCGAAGGTCCACGAGCCTCCCGGGCATGAGGTCCGGTTGGATGAGCCCGACGGCCTTCACCGTGCGCGATTTGCCCACCTCGGGGGAGCCCACAAGGCCCGTGTCCGGGGAGAGCACCACCGCCGTACGTTGCAGCGCGCGCCCCACCGGGAGGAGCTGGAGGACGCCGTCTTGAATCGACCACTCGAAGCCCGCGGTGGCGAGCACGCGCGCGAGCTCCGCCGCGGCGGAGCCATGCACCACGGTCCCTTCGCGGAAGGTCTCGCCCACGCGTCCGAGGGTCGCACCCTGGAGGGCCTCGGGGAGGTTTCCGCGCCCGATCCCGAGCGCGTCCGCGCACGCACCCACCACCTCCTCCACGCGCGCGCCGGCGGAGAACGAGCGCGACACGCGCGCCGTCTGCAACGCGTGCTCCCCGTCGCCGCCCGTGACGGTGCAGGCCCAATCCGTCCCCTCGCGCACCACCGTCACCTTCCGCGAGTCGCCGCGAAAGAGCATGGTGAGCGCATCGGTGTAGCCCGCTTCGATCTGAACGAGCGCGCGGCGGAGGCCTCGAAGCTCTGCGCGGTGGGCCTCCGAGAGGTTGTACACGATGAGCTCGCACGTCCCCGCCCTCGCGCGGAGCGTGCGCTTCACCTTGAACTCCACGTCCAGCGCGCCCAACGCGAGCGTGCCCACCTGGACCCTCCACGCGCGGCCGAAGAGCTCCATTACCCGAGCTCCCCGGGGTCGAGATACACGAGCGCGTGGCGCGCACCGAGGCTGGTGAACGTCGCGTCCTCGGGCGCGCGCGTGGCGCTGGCCATGGTGTCCACCACCACGAGGTCACCGGGAGGACGCCGCGCGTCCAGCACGCCGCGGAGCACCGGGTAACCCGTCGAGAGCCGACGCCCCGAGGCGATGGCCACGCCGTCCTGGTCCGCCACCTCTACGCGCCACCCGCCGTCACGCTGTGACCATTCGAAGGTGAGGAGGTAATCGCGCGAGGCCAGCGTGGTGCGCTGCGTCCACCTCGAGGAGCCCGCCGGGGTGCAGGGGACTTCATTCACGGGAGGAGGCTCCTCGCGCTGTCGAGGGCGCGGGCGAGGGTGGAGCGGCGGTCGGTGGCGCGCGCGGGTTGGGCGCCGCGCTGGCCCGCGCGCTGGCCCCGGCGCTGCGCGGGCGACGTGACGGTGACGCGCGAGGTTGTCACCTTGCGCACGCGGCGAAGGTCGAGGGTCACCGCGAGGACGCCGGACGTGTCCTTCGAACGGTCCACGCGGTAACGCGTCACCGCGAGGTCCGCCACCGAGCGGAGCGACGTGGTCACGGACACGAGCGTCCCCGCGGCGGTGAGCGCGCGGAAGAGTTCGTCCATGACGCGGCGCCGGTCCACCACGCGGTCCCAGGCCATCACCGTGAAGGTGTGATCCACGCCGCCGGCGCGCACCGTCGTGGCTCGCACCGAGCCCGTGAGGCCCGAGGGGTCCACGCGCGGCACCACGAGGGGCGCCAGGGCCACCCACCCCTCCAAGGTGAGCGTGTCGAGGCCCGGCCGGATGTGGTCGGAGACCGCCGCGCCCTCCTCCACGGGGTGGTCCGTCACCTCCGCCGCGAGCTCCCAGGCCTCCGCGGAGGTGAGGTCCAG